TCTTTTTTCAGGTGCTCTCATAATTCTATGAATTAACATAGCATCCTCCATTAACATTAATTGTTTAAATACTTTACGAGATGGTTCNAGATATGATCTNCCATAAGGAAGATAATTAGAATCTGTAAGTAATCTAAAATGGGCAACTTCGTAATTTTCTAGTTGAAATTGATCTCGTCTAATTGTGTTAGTCGCACCACTAGCTAAACCATTAGGGTCCATGGTAAAACGAGTGTAAGATGGATTTTCTGGGTCTGTTCCCTCTTCTCTTACTACTTCATATGTTGAAAGTGGTATAACATTATAAACTCCATATTTTTCAGATACTTCTAATTTAAGATAAAAATCTCCATACTTACACATATTTCTAATCCAAGTAGCAAGATTAAATTCTACATTTAATACGTCATAAAATAAATTATGTAATACTTTTCTAATATTTTCATCATTAGAATTAATATTTAAAACTTGTCCATATTCATTTCTTGAAGTTGTTTCATCAGACATAATGTCAAGCGCAGCTGCAATAATAGGGTCATGATCCATAGCCTCATAATCACTATACAACTGAAGTCGCATTGATTGATAATTCAGTGTAGGGTTATACTGTAATGATGATCCTACAGGTTTATGCAAACGTGTAAATCTATCATATAATGAATTAGAGGCTAAGTTTCCATATTTTTGGATCCTGCCTGTGTCCATTACCTTTAATTTCTTTCCTCCAACGTTACGGATTATTACATCACTTGAAAAAAGTCTTTGTAATCTTGTAAATAAACTAGTGTCTGCCATTATTTTTTGTTTGTTATAAATATATTAAAGAAGCCAAGTCAAATCTTGGTCACCATGTTCACCCATATCTTGAGACCAACCTGAGTCTTTTTTATTTGTACCTCCTGTGTAAATACCAGGTGAATTTGTTTGCCAATTTCTTAATGTGGCATTTGTTAAATCTATTCCTTGTTGGGCAAATTTTAATGCTGTGTCTCTTACATAACATCCTGTTGCCAAAGACATAACTAAATCATCGTTATATCCCCCTTGTGCTTCTGCTCTTCCATTTTTCCAAATAAAAGTACGCATTTCTTCCATGGTTCTATGACCTTGAATTACTACTGATTTTTCTCTTAAATAAGCATCTAACTTTCCTATTGCTAGGGGTCGTGTTTTCATACTCATTGTAAAACCAGGAACCATTTTTGTTGTGTCTGTTACGTCATACCCTTTAGCTAAAAATGCTTCTGCACTTGTACCTGCATCACCCTTAGGTGAATAATATAAGTTATTATATCCCTTATCAATTACTACCTGAATTGTATTCCATCCTATGTTAGCATTCTCAATTACAAGTAATGCATTATTATATTCGGTTGCAATTGCAACTAACATATGACCATATTCTTTAGTTCCAATTTGACTCTTGAATTCACCAATTTGTTTGGCCTCTTCAATGTCTATAATGTGAAAAGCAGAATAATCTTTACTGTCACCTCTAGCAACATCAGCTACAATTAAGTATTTCCGTGTGTAATCTGGATATTCCCAAATGTGTAAACTTCCATCTATGCCTCTTTTCTCTACAGGTTCACATACAGTTGTTTTTTCATAATAAGATAAAAGATTAACATCAAACACTGTATTACCAGAAGTAGAAAAATCACAATCACATTCCTGTGCTGCCATTCTTAAACCTAATTCATCATCTTGTTTGTCTCTCCAATCTTGGTTTCTTTCGGGATGTACTGTCCAAGGCAATTTAATTGGAGTAAAACCATTTCTTCCCTCTTGTGCTTTAATCCACATTTTATGAAAGAAATTACCCGTACCATTAGGTGTAGATAAAACTATTGCTTTACCACCCGTTGATAATGTTTGTTGTGATGAACCCCAAATTTCATCTATTTTATTAGTCTCAATAAAAGCTGCCTCATCAATAATTAATAAAGAAATTGCTTCTGATCTACCAGCATCACCTGCTGCTGACACTGCTTTAATTTGAGATCCATTTTTAAGCCGTAATGCTAATTTATTATTTTCTACAAATCCAATCTGTAGCCATGAAGGTAAATTATCATACATAAATTTTACCTTTGTAACTAAGTTTTTTGCTGTGTCTTGTTTAGTTGCAATAACTAATATGGCTTTATCTTTTTGAAATAACATCATCCATAAAGAAATACCTGCTGACAATGTTGAAATACCTAACTGTCTAGATTTTAATATGATACTTCTATCGTTTTTTTGAAGTAATTTTAATGTAGCTTCTTGAAAGGGGTAAAGATTAAATTGAACACGACCTCTTGTAGGGTGTTGAATGTAGCAATATTTTTTCATAAAGTAGACAGGATCTTGAGCACATTTAATGTACTCTTGCTTTATGATTTGTTTTATACTTGCTTGTGCCATATTATATGTTATACATATTGGATTACTGCATTTTTAACCTGCTCTATACGTTCTTCTACAGTACCACTAATTGTAATAGCACTGCCTCTATGCATCTGTACAATTGATTTAATTTTTTTATCTATAGCATCTCTATATTCTGCATTTGTTTCTCTAACTCCATTGTCTTCAATTTCAACTCCCTCAGGACTAACATAAAATAAAATGTCATATTCATCTATAAGATAAGATAAAGTTGCATTTAAATAAAATTTATGTGCTGAGTCTATAGATTTAGATAAATCACAAAAAGCCATAACATCAATTATTGTTCTATCAGTTATAATTTTTTCTTGCATTAATTCAGCTGCTCTTTCAGACGCAAAAACCAATTGTCCTTTTAACGTACTGTCTGTGTTTAAGGGTATTCCCATTTTCATTAAATGTTTTGATCGTTCTGTCCTAAAATTATAATCTTTAAATTCAGGTAGTTCTTTTAAAGCATTTACTAGTGTAGTTTTTCCTACACTCATTGTTCCACAAAATCCTATTTTCATATATTAATGTCTTGATGTTCCTTTTCCTACTGCCGTTTTATACCAAGGTAATCCTTCTTTATGTTGCATCATCTCATTCCATGTTTCATAATCATACTCAATACCATTTAAATAGTATTCTTTTCTTCTTTGTCCTTTATTAATTAATGCAGGACCTTCTTCATCATGGAAAACTGCTTTATAACCAAAATCTAAAACTTTTGCTATTGTTTTTGTTCCATCTTCTTCTATTTTAGAAACTGTTCTTATTTTTGTTTTAGGATTGAGCCATTTGCCCATACCTTCTATTTCTTCTTGTGTTATTTTCATACTTTTTTTTTAAAATCTTTGATCAATTCCGGGTGCAACTAATTTACCACTTGGTTTTTCTCCCTTTGAAGTAAGAACTTCATGTTGAGGTGTAACTTCAATTTTAACACCTTGTATTTTACACTTTCCTCCTTGTTTAAGAAATTTCTTAAATAATGTTTGTTGGTTTTCAGTCCAAGATTCACTTTGTTCTATTATAGTTTTTTTATCTACTACAACATCATCAAATTTTACTTGAACACCCTTTCTTATCGATTGTGGTGAAATTGCCATTATATTTTATTTATTTATTTATTCTTATTATATGTTAAGCCCCCTTTAATATATTCATGTGTATCTCCCATTTCATGTGGTTCCTGGTTATTAGCAGGATCATTTAGAAAATCGTTTATTTCTTTATCTAATATTATAATTTGTTCTGCTACTAGTGTACCCTGTGCTCCAGATACTGTTATTCCTCTTGCTGACAATGCATCACCTACAAAATGTACATTAGGAAACCTAGTTAGACTTAAATCATCGTAGTTAACTAAAGGTTCAGGTGATAAATATTTAACCTCTGGCATGTAAATGCCCCAATCATTTCCTAATGTTGGGAACACTTTTTTCATATCTTCAATAAAATCTTCAATGTATAAAGCATAATCTCCTATTGAGTCATACAATGGTTGAATAGTGTCTACTATTTCACACCCAACATAATCCCCCTCAGATGTTGTAGAAGGAGTTCTTTGGTGGTTAGGTGAGTAAAAAGTACCAACTCCATTTTTTTGTAATTTTTTAACGGCTTCACGAGACCAGTCAAAAGGCTTGTCAATATCTTTAATTTCCATTAAGATACCAAAATTAGTCATATCATTTCGGTATGATTCATCCTTTCT